TCTATAAAATTCCACCCTGGGAATATCTCTGACCAATTAATTCCACCAACAGAACATGTATCATTGATATTTAATTTAAGCAGCTTGTATTGTCTAGCTTTCTCAGGGCTGTAAATCTCAATTGGCTGAGAATAGAAAACACGCTCTTGTGGTGTACCAACATAAGCTGTAATCTTTATGTAATAGATCCCGCAATTTTGTTCTTCTGGAACAATAAATCTATAATAATTGAACTGAATAGGATTCCCGTCAATTACACATACTGCATGCTCAGCTAAAGAAACTTGATCAGCAACCAGATTAAGAGGTAAACAAGCATCATTATCTCCTTCATCTAAACAGCACAAAGTAAACTCCGTATTTGAAGAAACTCCAAACGGATTAGGAGTGACACCTGTAGGGGCATCATCCTCTACACAAAACATTAAATATTGACCCATAACTACGGGTATTCCGAATATGCAATCTGGCTCACATAAACACCTTCTATGATGCCAATATATTCTACGATCTTCCTGAGGGAAATTTGATTTGTAAAATGGGATGTGCTGACGGTATCGTCTTACGTATTGATTATCGATTAACATTAGTACTCGTTATTAGTGGTTAATTTTTTTGTTTTCAAATCTTGCTCAGCTGTGATGACTCTTCCAATTCCAATAGGAGTTTTAATATTGTCTCTCGGATCAAAATCATCATCACAACATATTGGGAATGACAACCCCTCTTGCGTTTTTAATCTTACTGTTGATTCAAATGTAGTGTTATTTCCATTTACCTGACCTATGAGGGCAGATCTTCCATTCAGATAATATCTTTCAACTAGACGCTTAATGGATAGCGTACCGTTAAGCAAACCGTCCTCAAATATTATCTCATTAACTCCTAAATAAAGTCTACAAGCAACCATAACCCATCCAGATCTTGGAATGTCTGTAGGATATTCAAAGAAATATTCGAAGTCAGAGTTTATGTCACCCCATGATCTATCCAAATCATTAACTCCTACACACGGAAGTTTGGAACCATTATTATCAACATACTTAATCTCTCTAAGATCCCAGTTGTAGTTGTGGTGGTTACCATCATCAAAAACGTTTTCTACAAATGGCAGGAGCTCTTTCTTGTAGTCATAGTCAGTTTTGTTTTTTGTATAGATCGCCTGATCTCCCGTAGTTACATCAAGACCAACAGACACGTTTTCAAAAAAGGAATAATGTTCAAGCCTTAAATCTCCGTTAATGTCCTCTGTCCAATAAACCTGAAATGAGTTCCTTAATACTTGATCTAAGTCTGCAAAAGTCATATTGCCAAGAGTAGCTCCCTGACCAAAGAAAAAGATAGCATCTGACCTCTGGATAAACCTAATGTCATTCGTGAGAGTTGTTGCCCCAGTTACATAGTTTATCGAACTCGGATTCTCTGGATTAATCTGGAAGAAGTCCGAAACGCATTTCTTATTCACATCACATTGATCAATAAACAACTGAACTAATGATGCCAGTTTTAAAGTACCGAACTGAATAGTGTCTTTATGATCTACATACAAACACAATCCACCTGCTGGGATATCCGTATCACCATCTCTTGCCCCGTTATAAATTAAATCAGAAGAAGAAGGAATGACACCAATTGAAGAACAAGCATCAAAAGTATTAAATGACGTAATGGATTTGTCAACCGTAGTTGGTTTTTTCTGATAAATACAAGTGGCCCCAGTATCGTTTATTAAGCTGTAACCGTTTGGAGTCTCTGGACAAACACCACCTACTTTCGCCTCGCCTCTTCTATATGCCCAGGCAACATAAATTATCCATTGAACAGTAGCGATACCAGAAGTATAAACTCCGACTTGCTGTATCTGTATTAAATCAACTTCGTTCTCTGGAATAAGTCCTGCAGAAAATAATTCGTCAGGAGTTGGAGCAAGTGTTGGCGTTCCTGTTGTAGCTGGGTTCCCCGAACTATCAAGAAAACGTGGCCTAATCAAGATGTCATCAAAGGCTCCTCCTGAATAATAAAACATGTGCCCATTATCGTAACCTAAAATATCATCTGTTTGCCGGTCAGAAGGAAACGTCAAAGAGTCGTATTTCTGAGAGGTTTTATCAATCATTAATTGAAGGATATTATAGTTGTTTGTCGATATGTCTAAAAGACAAGAACCCAAGCCTTGCGACTCAGGATTTATACTGACTTTACATTTAGAGTTTTCGAAAGAACAGCTTTGAATTGTCCAGATATTTCTTGCGTAGATATTCCAACCAAATCCACACTTTTGTTCAATCTCTACATAGAGAGGTTTACATAAATCTCCTGTTGATTCAATATCCTTTACCCAATCATAATCTTGATTTGAATTATTCAAGGTGAAAGATCCTATCGTTTGTCTATAAAAAAAAGACTCCTCTTGGAGTTCCCAACCAATACTGATTGATCCAAGAGGTGATATCTGTCTACGATCTGAGCCGTTTACAAGAAAAAATCTGAACTCATTATTTTTGATATTAACCACGTATATTGATTTTTGTTTTCTTCTTACTTCCGTCAGGCCAAACCTCAACCATATAGGTGGCCCCATCTTTTTGAATAAAGGATCTATCTGGCTTGCTGAATCTCTTTTCAAGCATACCTTTAATCTCTGGGAGAACATCCCCACTAGATTTAAGATCATTTGAAATAACCAATGCCTGTAAAGAGAGCTCGTCATTTTTAATCTGATTTCTATTCTTTACCATTTTATTCGGCACCCCTTCCTTAATCATAAATCCAGACACGTTATCCGTATTTACGGCCTCTGTGAATTTACGTATCAGATCTCCATATTTACTCGTTCCTTTTCTACTAAAGACAGACCATGCTTCACCATCTTCAACTTCAATGTGATCTCTCCAAGCCTCGCCTCCTTCACTATGCCGTCTACCTTTAATGATACCCGTTGAGTCACCCGTACCACCCTTCTCTAATGAAGCTACATTTCTTGCCTTTGATTTAGTTGCTATAAAGGCCGCGAACATTCCTGCCGTAAGAGCCGTTGCAATAGCGATACCAATACCGAATGGAAGAGGAGCCAAAGATTGGTATAAACTAGCAGACGCAGTTACTAATGAAGATATTTGAGAGATCTCATCAAGTAGCTGTTGTTGTTTCAACAATTCTTCTCTTTTCTTAGCAGCATCAATTTGAGCCTCTTCTATTTGAAGCAACTCCTCTCTTTTAGCCTCAACGTTTGCTGCATATCCAGCTTGTGCAAATGCTATCTCTCTGTCCAAAGCATCTTTCACTTTGTCCTCTCTCTCATCCAGTTTATTTATCAATTCATCATTGGCCTCTATTTGCTGAGAAAGCCCCTCTTGAATAGTACTGAAAATTTCATTTGCTACTTGCTGAACTGCTCCTACGATAGCCTGTAATTGCTGTTCGTCTAATCCTATTGAATCTGCTATCTGTCTTTGAACCTCTCCGAATACTTCACCTAATGTTGGTACTGTAGATTCAAGCTCGGCTATTCCAGATTTGGTATTCTGCAACTGTAGGTCCAACTGCTCCTTTTGAGTAGACGTTTGTTGTTCAAGCAATTTCTTTTTCTCCTCTAATCCTTGACGAATTAATTCAACCTCTGCGCCTTCTTTATCGGCTACCGCTTCAAGCTCCAAATTAAGAGCATTGATTTTTAAAGCTTGCTCTCTGTCAATCAGATCTAATCTCTCTTGAAGAAAGAACTCCTGAGTTTGTAATTTCTCCAACTCTAATCTTCTCTGAAATCCTTCTTCGGTTTCAAACCTCTGTTTCTGTCCTTGCTCAATTATTGCAATTTCTTCTTCTTGCTGAGATTGCAATAAAGCGATTTCCTGATCGAATCTAGTTTGCTTGGCTCCTAGTATTGCCTGACCTTCTGCAAGCTCTTCCTGCCTAGCTTTTAGCCTTGCATCACGCTTGATTTTATTTATCTTTTGTTCTGCATCAAAAGTTATCTTGGCATCTGCATCATTAAATGCTTTAAGCACCTCTTGATCTAATATTCTTGAACCGGTTAATTGTTCTTGAAGATCTTCTGCATGTTCTACCAAGTTTTGTAGCTCCTGTCTTTGGAAGTTAGCTTGATTAATGATACGCTCCTCCTCAGACAAACTTAGATCATTCAACCTAGCTTGTTCACCTCTCTTTAAAATCTGCTGTATCAGTTTATCAAACTCTTGCTGATCTTTTAATCTTTGAGCATTCCCATTCTTACCTGACTGAGTTAAATCATCTTGAAGCTCCTCTTCGGTTGCAAGAATTTCTTCTGCTTCCAGTTCTTTTAATCCTAATCTGATTTTTGTCTCTTCTTCAACTAAATCAATCTGATGTCTAAAATTCTCATCAAGGAATTTAATTTCATCCTCCAATTGTTTTCTTCTTCCTTCTGAGATGCTTTCATTTTTCAACTGCTCCTGACGGATCTCAATTTCATTATTAAGCTGTCTAATTGCAAAAGCTTTTTTCTCAGCAATAGATCTCTCAACCTCTGCTTTAATTATCTCTTGTTTAACCTTCAATAAATCTTCCTCTGAGGCAGTTAATAAATCAATATTTGCTGTCTGCTCTGGGTATTCCTTATTGAGTTGTTCAACAACCTTCAATCTTCTTTCATCCGTAGCAGCTCCTTTTTCTAATGCCGCAAATGACTTCTCTAAATTAGATACCAATATGGCAGTTTCTTTACCATAATTTTGAATTGCTTTCTGAGCTTCACGACTTACGGCAATAGCTCTCTCTTGCTCTTCTGTGAAATCTCTTAATGCTTCACGTCCAGCACTAATATTCGGAATGATATCATCAAATCCTAAAAGATTAGGAATGACATTCAACGCGTCAATAGCTAAATTGGTTGGGATCAATATGAAATCAAGTATCACTTGACCGATAAGCTTTAACCCTTCAATTGGTTCTGTGGCCAACAACTCAAATCCCTTAATAAGATCTTCAATCGCTTCAAAAACTACAACCAATATTCTAAAGAACCCTGCCTGAATATCAATCCAAACTCTTCCTACGGCAGATGAATCTCCTAATGCCTCAGATAGTTCGTTTTGTGCAGCAGCTAATCTCTGGTTTGCTTCAAGATTTTCTTTCTGTCTTTGCTGAGCCTCAGTCAACTGTCTATTCCTGAAACCTTCTTCATCATTTATATCCTTCAATTGAGTAAGGAATCTGAACCCTGCATCTTCACCTGCTCCTCCAAACACATCTGCAATAACTGTAGCAACCTCCTTAGAATTTTCATCCAATGTTCCTAGCTCCTCAGAAACTAACTTCAAGGCATCAATAGAAGATATTGCCCCTGAGTCAACTCCTTGTAACAAGTTATTTGTAAAATCATCTCCAAAAGCGGCAGATAAGGCATCAGTAGTTCCTTGGGCTTGCTCTCTAATTCTCAAGCCAAACTCTTTCACTACATCAATTCCTTTGTCTGAGAAAATACCCTCTTGATTTGATTTCTCTAATATTGAAAATAAATCTTCGGCATCACCTCCTGAGGCACGAACCTGTGCAGAAAACTCTCTAACGGAGTCGATTAAATCTCCCTGGGCGTTTGCTGCAGAATTAAATCCATTTGCTAATAAATTGGATGCCTCTTCTCCCGATATACCAAACTCTTTAGCCAAGGTATTTGTTGCCAATAGAACTTCATTAACATCTTGGTCAAATGTGTCAGCAATTGCCTCTACGTTTACAACTATTCTTGCAGCTTGATCTCCCGTAGCCTGAAATAGATCTTCAACAGTAGATCTTAAATCATCAAATTTCTTGTCGATTTCAATAATCTCAGAACCTAGTGCGACAACTCCTCCAACGACTGCCCCGATAGCTAATCCGATCGGACCCAATTTGCCAAGTATTCCTGTCAAACCTCCGAGAGCTCCACCACCTTCTCCACTAGTCAATCCTTCTCCGATACCTCCAAATGAATCACCTAAATCACCAAGACCATCCGTAAGTCCTGAGAATACGCTTTCAGATTTATCTCCTAAATCGTCTGTTGATTTTGCAAGATCATCCGTTGACTTATCTGCTTGCTTTACTGATTTGGTATAATCGTCTACAGGCTTATCGTTATAGGCTGATTTGCTCTTCTTTCCGAAATCAACTGTACCCTTTTTAACTAGATCTACAGAGTCAGCATTTTTCTTCTGAGCCTTAGTGTTGTCAGTTACGGCCTTTGTCGTTTCATCAACGGCATCAGATGATTTACTAAATGATTGTTTGAAAGTATCTCCCGTAGAATCAGCTTGCTTATTGATATCGTCTAACGCATCAGCAATACCTCTTAATGGTTCAACTGTTTTTGAGGGGTCAATGCTTAAAGGAATTTCTGCCATGGTATTCTTTTTTTATTTCTGTTTACTCCTGCGCTTTTCAATGTCCTTCAATCGTTTCTCTATAATGTGTTCGTGCACTTCCATCATCCCATAGAAGTCTAGCACGTCAGTTCGAAGTAGTTGTTTCTGAGCAGAGGCGTCACCCTCAGTCATACACCATAAGATCGTGAACCAATACTTGTCATAACTCTTAATAGCAGTACGGATTCCTTTGACCTTCTCTTTTTTCTTTTTTAGCTCCTCATCAGTTTCTACTTCTGGATCGTTTCCGAAGTATTTTGGAAAACGTCCTTCAAGCTCGGATGTAATCCATTTACTGTATGAAGAGCAACAGAGAAAAAAGACATAATTGGCACTCCTGCCTCCTCCCAATGTTTAATCTTCTCATCCATTATCTTCTCATCAAATGCTTTTCTATCCTCGTTGTGAGTGTTAAGGATTAAAGCACAATATTTGAGAATAGGATGATGATTGCTGTGGTCCAGTACTCTGTGCATGCCCACTAAAACATCATTCAGTTTAACGGCAGCATCTACAAACCTAGCTTCATTGAGAATGCTCTTCACCTCTTTTAAGCCCGCGTAATGCTTTTTAAAAGTTGTAGCGAATGATAGCTCTATCTCAAACTCGTTCATTCTCTTAAACCTTTCTATGGAGATCTGAGGCTCCAAAAAATACTCAACATCTCCGATAGTCAAACCACCGTCTTTAATTATGTCAAACTCTTTAAGAGCATTATCGCTCCCTTTTTTATCCTGAACGTTATCAGGTTCTTTATTCTCCTTCATATATTCCTGCCTTATTGATTATTGCTACATTAAAAACTGTTACCATTATCACAGCTAAGTGAATGAACAGATTGTACTCCATCTTGTCGAATAGATTTGAGTCAAATATACTGATAAATAAATACGTCCACAACATCCATTGTCCAGATACGCAATAAGCACACCCAACAATAATCTTAAAGAGCCAATGATCTTCTGCAGTTCTATCGCAGGAACTAAACTTTTTGTACAAGAATAGCCTCCACTTGCTTAGAATCATTTCATTATCAGTAAGAATGTTTGAATACGTGTAACCGCATACAGCGATAACCCACGTTAAAATGTAAAGTTTGAAAATTAACATACGATTGGGGGTTGTGGCACAAAGTCCGGCATACAATTATCATGCAACCAGAACTCAACTTGAAATCTTATTTGAAAATAATCGTAAGGATATTCAAGAAGATGATAGAACTTTGTTCCGTATTTATACTTTGAAAAAATAGATCTTTCTTTGGTCTTTAATGATATCGGTTTAATAATGATTCTCGAATAGATCCCATTAGGCCCATTGAAAAAACCTTTGTCCATTATCCTAATAAGCTCAGCAACGATAGGAGCCGTTATTGAACAATCATCAAATCCTAACATTCTTGGATTAAGCCAACCTGTTAATAGAAGATCTGCGGTAAACTTTGATGCACCTTTTTCTCTTCCGTTGAATAACACATCACCGTTACTCTCAAAATAGAATAGGCTTTTTAATTTTTCATCTGGAACAAGAGGCATGATATTGTTAGGATCACATGGATCTGTCTTTGGACAATATATCGGAAATGACTTCTCAACAATATCTCCCTTTTTCTTGCCAGTTTTCATAGCAGTTTCAGTCTGAACTAATCCAGCTAGACAATCAACGTATGGCAAATTTTCAGCCTCAATACATCCCTTTAAAATTTCTGCAATATCGTATTTCATAATCCACTTAAATTCATGTTAATAATGTCCTCCACCTCTGCTGCCATATCTTCTGTAATGATGTCTATCTCCTCCTGAGAAAGTTCTAAGAAATTACCATATCGGTCAGCCATATACCCTGCAACCTCCTCAGATCTTTGTGAGGTTTGACCAATAACAATTACAGCTTTCTTTTTGCTGAGCTCTTTTCTAACGAGTCCTGTTTCCCTCCACATCTGTCCAGAGAAAGTTAAATCAACAAACTTATTTTGCTTTCCATCTAGCTTTCTGAAATCAGCGTATGATATCTTTTTGCCTTCTTTAGATAGAACCTTCAACTTGGAATCTGTTGCTTTGGTTCCTTTACCGAAAAAGAAGAAAGCAGGTATTTTAGTCTGAGAGTATATCCCCAGTTGACCTCCTTTGGAATCCTTCCCAGTTTCTTGTACCCTATCCTGAACTAATGATTTGGCAGTAATCTCCTGCTCGACTAAAAGTTCTGGAATTCTTTTCTCGAGGATATTGGCCGTATCTCGTAAGGCATTTATGACATCTTGAAGGTCAGCCATTAAACTTTTATTTGAACCCCTCTAATCTGATCATTACAGATGAAGCAATCATTATTACTTGGCTTTATGTTAATAGACAAATAATCAATTCTGTCTTGATAAGAGGAAGCGTATTGAGCTCCTAATCCCATCAACTGTTCTTCGTTTAAAGCAAAATGAGCTGTATCTGGTTTAGCCAAAATCTCGTTAATCAAGTTCACTCCTGAGATCTCTTGAATTGCATGAGCTATCTGTAAGGCAATATCGTCATTAACGAAATCCCAAACATGCCCTTCTAAGCAAATGATGGTTGATTTCTTACAAGATATTTGACAGTTCAAATTGAATCCGTAAGTGAAATCTGTAGATGGATATTCATCAAGAGCTTCAACTGTTGTATAAAGTGGGCCTTTTATTCCACCTGCTCCAACCCATAACGCCCAAGGTCTTTTCTTATTCTTATTGCAAGAACAAGCGAGTTTGTTATTCAATGGCTCAACCCCAGGAGGCAATTCATAAACAATCGAATAACAGAAATCTTCAAGACCTTCTATGTATAATGGTAATTCAATCGGAGTACTAAGGGTATTCACTTTTCGCTTAAATGCTTCTGTAGCAATATTGAAAGTGTGTATCGGAGCTTGCTCATCTGAGCGATAGATGTTAACTTCAAGAGAAGCTAAAGTCGTATCAAAGAAAGCGTCTATGCCTTTTAAGACCATACAAGATCCCTTAATGCAATTTGATTGTATTCTCATCCCCATTAAAGGTTCCGTTTTAGGAGCAGCACCGTTTGTCTGCTTCTTCCCAATCTGTCCTTCAAACTCAGGCAACCTATCTTTCCACCTTTTATTAACCGAAGAAAGAAGATCTGTACGGAAAGTCCTCATACCGTTTGTGAGAGCTCTTTCCATTATATCCCATATAGAACCTTCACCGCAGTCTTTTGATGAGTCTACGGCTTTCTGTGTAAGTCCTGAGAGCTCATCCAAATAAAGCCCCGACTTGCTTTCATTGTAGTTAGATGGTCTGTCGTCTGTGAAGCACTCACAATCTTTCTGACTCAATCCAACAATATTTTCTAAACATTCCATACTTCAAATGTATGAAAAAAAAAGAGGCTCCCGATTATGAGAACCTCTAATTATTTCATTTTGAACTATTCAATTATGGTGCAGTACCACATTCGAACGACAAGATCCCAGTTCCGCTATCACACATTTCAGGGTTAGCGAATAGGTCATATCTTGCTACGATTCTCCAATGGTGTCTTGTATCTTCTCCACCATTCAAGCATTCAGTTCTGTAATAAACATCATAAGTTACCCCTGGGATGTTATTAGAAGGAATGTTGAATCGAGTAATATCAGCACCGTTGTGAATTTCTTCTGGCTGTAATACTCTATGAGTAGAAACAAAAGCAGCAGCATGAGGAGATACCATTAACGTCTTTTTAGCTGCAAGGATATCATCCATATTCACTAAATCGAAGAACCATCCGAACGCATCAAATTTGTTCTTAGCTCCTTGACCGTTAGCGTTAGCTGCATCATTCTGTACATTCCACCAAGCGTCATACATATTCTCACCAGAGAACATAACTGCATCAGTCAAATGATTTACTCGTCTAACTTTAGAGAAATATGCCATTAAAGAAGGAGTCCAGAAAGGCCCATCAATATAGGTAGTGTTACCAACTACATTTGCTCTCGAGTCATTAACGTATTTGTTAGCTGATGCGAACGAATCTAATCCAGCAATAACGAATTTCTCAATCTCATTATCTAAGATAGTTGTGTGCTTCATTAACCCCTCAGCAACCGCTTCATTGAAAGTTAAATAGTCATCATAGAAAACAGAATCATCTAAAGTGAAAACTGTCTCTTTACATTCTCCGATTTCATAATCTTGACATTCAGAAGAAACAGGCGTGCCGGAAAAGTCACAATCCGTTGTACAATCCTGTACGGCTCCTTCACAAGCTTCCACCCAATATAATTTGAGTTTTGCTTTCTTGTCTCGAGCATTAAAAAATTCGGTCTTAGCTGTCTGGATAGATGCTAAAGTTTTAACAACTTCAACTTCTGGCTGAACTGATTTTCTGTAATCAGCATCATTCCACATTTGTTTCATTTGAGCTCTTACAAGCTCTAAATTTGTACACGTAAATACTTGTGCCATGTCATTTAAATTTTATGAGGTTTTCACCTCTGGTTAGCTTTCAGCATTCTGGCTTTCCAAAAATGCTTCGGAGATCTTCTGACGCTCCTCTGGTGACTTAGCTACCTTCAATGCTTGCTCTAATTCTTTCGAATCTTTAGGGATTGTAATTTTGTCAAAATTCCTTTTACCGAAATCATTACCTCCATTACCTGTTCCCTGAGTATCGTCAGAATCATTAGATTGGAAATCGAAATAATCTTCTGACAAAGTATCAACCAGTCTGTCAAATGTTACCACGTTATTATGCGCGTCTGTAAGCATCTGACCGTTTGAATCCTTCACGATAATTTCGTTACCGTCTTGTTCAAACTTGTACTGATCTAACTCAGGCAGAATAGTTCTCAATCGCTTATCTGCTTTTTTAGGATCTTCTGGCAAAATCGGATTCTTAGATCTGATATGCTGTAGCACTCTTTGGTTAACTGATGTCTTTGTCATTTTAGTATTAAACTCAGACTCAGCATTTGCCAACGCTTGCTCATGTTCCTTCTGCATTCTAGCAATTTCTTTCGACTTCTCATTCTGTAATGCAATATACACTGGATGGGTTTTAACGTCACTTTCAGACATCTCTCCTTCTCCTGATCTATCTGAAAGAGTTTCAACTGCCTTCGCAATTAAATCTTCCCCAGTGAGATCTTCTTCGATTCCGAATTTCTCTTTCAGAGTTCCTTCAATTTTCTCTGCTCCCTCTTTTAGACCTCTCTTGTATTGATTGTCCTTGCTTTCAGTATAGCCGTCTTTAATGGCTTTTATTCTGTCAGCGTCTTTAGTTAGCAACGATTGAAGTGCATCTTCATTTAATTCGTCCTCTGAGCCTTCTTTTAAGATGACGGCTTTTAAATCATCCTCCGACATGTTTAAGGTCTTAGTCAACAGACCCAATAATAAATCTAACATCCTGTTTAGTATTAATTCGAATTAGCCTTGCTTTGTTTTAGATCCTTCTGATTCGGCTTTTTCAGTAGATCCGCTTTTCTCATCAGTTGATTTTTTAGGAGCCAACTTTGAGTATTTTTTTTGCTTCTCCTTATCAGCCTTGGCTTTTGCCTTTTTTCTGGCATCTTCCTTATCGGCTAAAATCTTTTGATCTGCTACTCTTTTCTCGTGGATTTTAATCTCAGCATCAGTAGCTAATCTCCACCTTTTTCTAACCTCAGGTGGCAACTTCTTGAACTCCGAATCTTTAAATTCCTGAGTCGCATTTGTCTTTTTATTGAAATAAATATTCATACGAATTATTTAGGTTGTGAATACTTTTCTACAGCCTCAGAAATAGTTGAACGAGGATTCTCTGCTTTGGCTTCTCTCGAACCAATCATCTTGATAACCTCTAATTCACCTGCCTCTGCATATTCCTTAATAGCTGCAACGATTTGATTTACGTTACCCTTTAGTAAGGTGTCAATTGCATCTGGCTGTCCAGTTTCATTTGTGCTTCCAGAGTCCGATCCTGTCTCTGAATTAGGATTGCTTTTTTTGGTTTCAGGTATAACCTTCCAACCTCTTTTCTTTACACGAGCGAATTGCTCTTCACCCATCTCTCTCTCTTCTCCCGTGTGTTCGTTAACTACTGACAACTTGTCCATAATAATTTAATTTAGATTTAGACAAATGTATTGATTAGTTTGGATTTAAACAAATCAGCAGCCTTTATTTAATGGTGGCTGCCTTCTTCCCGTCTTAGAAACTAGCTTGCCGTCCTTATTTATTTCAAGATCATCTCTCCTTCTCATAGCTACTCTGTTCGATATCCATTGAGGAGAATGCCTACAATTGTAACCTCCCATATCAATCAACGGAACATAACCTCTATTCTTTCCAGACCAAGATATGCTGCTCCATACTTTAGCCTCCTCTCGGGTGAAAACTATTCCATTACGCTTACAACAGAAATCCCTAGTATCTCGAACCTTACCTCCTGAAAATATGAAAGCTTGCATTTTAAGTTCGTCTGCAAAGCTCTTTGATTCTGCTCTATCGTACTGAGCGTATCTGTCGTTAATGATTTGCCCTCTATTACGGTTTAGTATTCCAAGGCCATTTTCATTAGTTCTAATCGACTCTGAAAGCTCCTCCGTAAATTGAGCTACTGAGTTGCCTCCTTGAATATTTCTTACAGCTGCATCTCGGATAGTGTTATTGATATCATCTAAATTGGATATGGTATCTACAAATGATCTGGGGATAATGGACCCATCTGGATTAAATCCTAATGACCTCTGCATTATTGTTTCAACTCTTCCTGTAGCCTTCTTGAATAAATCATCTGCTATGTCAGAAGAAAGAGCGAAGTATTGATTATTGAAATCAGATATACCAGACATATTTTTAAGGATGTCAGATACGATAGATCTATTTCTGCCAACCCTCAAAGACTCCATTACTGAATTCAGCTTTCTAGTAAGGATGTCGATATTGGAATTGGTGCTCTGTATAATACCATTCTCAACATTAAGCTCTGGCAATACTTCTTTGATAATACGGTTATAAAGCCACCTCTCAGAAGAAGAGTATGACGTTGCTAGATCATCAATAGACTTATCTATGAAGTCAAGCTTTCTCCCAAATATTCCAGCAGGTGTTTTCCCTTTAGCCATTTTCGATATCCAATCTGGTTACACCATTTTCAGATGCTTTAACAGCCATTAACTGTTTAACCTTTTCATTTATTCTTTGAACTCTTTCTTGGTACCCTAATTCATAGAACGAAAGTGGGGTATTTATATCAAGGTTTTCTGTAGATATTTCAAGAGCGTATTCATCTTCCAATGCTTGCATTATGTTTTCAAACTCAACCCATAACAAGGCTGTCTCTTTAGTAGTTCTGTTTGAAGCAATGATATCGAATATCTGTTGTTGAGTTTTACCCGGGAATGGTAAATGCTGTTGCTTCACCTTAAACTTATTCAGAGCTATCGGATTGTCATGATAAACTTTCTCCGCAATATCTAAGTCCAATTGCTTTTTAAAGAACTCAGGTGCATTTGCCTCTTCTGCTGCTTTTCTCTCGGCTAATAACTGACCGATTGATTTCAGCTTAAAGTCTTTAGGGAATTGGTGAACGATCTTCAAACCTTCTTGAACACGCAAATAACAAGCAACCAATCTTACTTGCTTTTTATAAATCGAAGAAAACTTTCTTGCGAATGGATAAATCGTATCGTATACAGAATCCATATCGTAGTTGATCTCAGTAGCTGTAGCCGTTCCATTGCTTCTCTCAAAGTTCTGAGATATGAAAACATCTTTGATTACTTGCTCCTCCAACATACGAGCGTATTCGTTCTGGAACTTAATGAGATTAATATCTGGTGTCTTATAAACTATCAACTTATCCAGATCTGGCAAGTTTGCTCCTTGATCTAATGAGTCCTGCCCAGGCATTTCATACATGATAGCAGACTGAGAAGAAGTATGGAAGATAAAACCTGACCCTTGGCACTTTCTACATTTCTGTCCGTCTTTGCCTCGTAGATACCCCATCTCGCATATTTCATTCTTGATAGGATCTCCCAAACACCTTTGAGCGTATTGAAGTTTCTGAGGGAATGTATGAAGGGCTATCGTTAAATCAAGCTCTGAATCAGCCTTCACTATTTTCTCCATTCTCTGTACAGCCTTATGAAGAGGTGAAACGTATGTATTCCCTTTAGTGATTTCATCTCTCTTATATCCTACTCGAATGGCAGGAATCTCTCTACAGATATTCGGTACGATTCTAATCATGAATGTACGAGCTCCGATTTTAATCTTTGTTTGACCTTCCTGAGTTCCTATCTCATCCATTTCAGATTTATCGGTCACTAGATTACCTGAAACAGAAATGCTTTTCTCCTCTTTCTTTTGATCGTTTTTCTTTTCTACAAGGACGATACTGAAATTATGGGTGTACATGGTGTACTTCTTATGACCATCAAATACAACTAGAAAGTCAAGAGAGTTATTTGAATAATGATAGTTAACAGCCTCATGTGAAGATACTTCAAAAGGGAATATTTTTATGGGTCCATCAACTGACTGTCTAAACATCTCAGTAATAATAAAAGCATTAGGATCTGAGAATGACAAATCAATTATTCTTGTGTCCATATAATCATCAAGAGTTTCATCACCCCAGTAATTATCAAGGCCTTTTTGTAGAGAATCCAAAAGAGTCTTTCCGTTTTCTCCTCCGATCATCAACTTCTTAGTAACATTATTAGATCTCGCGACCTTCTCGAATGGGCCTTTCACCTTTCCAGATACAGCACCCACAACAGTTTTGGTTATATCCTTACGTTGCTGGAACATCTCTTCGTCCTCTCTCGGATTGAATTTAACAAGCAGCGAGTCGATATTCTCTCCTGTCATTAGTTTTAAATAGAGATCAGAAAGCTCTGTTACTCTGTCGTAATAGGGGTGTCGAGCTCCTTTTACTGTTCTAGTTAAAACCTGCATTGCTACTCCAAAATCCAAGATCTTCATATTATTGTATTTTAATTAAGTGTTTGAAGTGATACCAACAAAAGTATGTAAAAGCATCTGATAAATGGCCATTTTGCTGATAAGATTTTTTTGTTTTGGGATCTTTAGCAACTACAGTCAGGTATTCTCCATTCGGACCTTCCTTGCCTAAATCCAAGTCAGATATGAAGTTTATACACTTTTCATCTATCTCGACCCTAACCTTATGAGTGCCTTGAAATATTCTATTGTGCATTATTCTCCTACCTGCTATGGCTGGGTTTGATTTAGGAACTCTAAAAGATCCCTGAAAAAGATAGTCTTGAAGCTTGGCTTTGATAACGTCATAGTTATGCTTTGGGGAATCCTTACTCATTAAAGCCGTCTGCCTATTTCTACCAGAGGCATCCCCATAGACGTATATCGAATTAATAATACCTGCAAAATCAAATATCATTTCTGTACATACAGATCCCGTTGTATTCTTAGGATGCTCCAAGCAGTACTCCTTTACCACTTTAATGACATGGGTTCCATCATCTTCTAAATACATCTGAATAGCCATAGCTGGCATATAAGGAACCACGTTGAAATCCCAACAAGTGTGTACCGGCATATCAGGATCAAACTTCAATCCACTTACAACATGAATGTCTCTATCAAAATGAGCATAGTACTCTCCACCCGTTTTACCTACAGGAGAAGCGTATATGAGCATATCTGTTAATCCTGGGGTTGAATCCCAAACCAATCTTCTTGAAGCAATATAATTCTCTGGAAGATTTCTCTCATTATGGTATGTAGATGCAATTACCACTTTTCTATCTTCAAATTCACCTACATGAAAATCGGTCTTGCTGAATATACTTTTCTTGATCTCAGTAAGGTTTTTATGTATGTAGAACATATCATTTAGCCAACTGACTTTAGCAGGAGAAGTAAAAACGTCTAGCGGATTAAATCCTTTGACATCATCATTACCTTCTGGCTTGTGGTCATATAGATCTCCATTGCTTGCCTTCCATATTCCTTTAGCACGTAAACGAGCAAATATCGTTTCTTTCAAGGCCTCTTCTCTGGTGTCCTTAGTTTCATCCATCATAGCCCAAGTTACTTCCAGACCATCAATCGATTGGTATCTTTCAAGGGATGCTAAAAATACTCTGGCCCCATTACTGAAACTTATTACATTCTTGTAACTCTTTAGAGGCTCGTACAGCCTTTTGTAATTAGATGGGGGCTGTTTATCTACCACGAAGTGAATATCTTCATGCAGGTTATAATACTGAGCCCAAACAGCAAAGATCCTTGATAATGTAGATGCAGATAATTGAGAATAAGTATTTGCACATATTAATCCTACAGCTTTGGGGAAATTGATAATGTAGTTTGCTGACTTTACACCCATTAAATGAGATTTGCCAGAGCCTACACCTGCAAGAAACAGATTAAGCTCTTTAGTGCTTGTTAAAATCTCATACTGTGGTGCTGATAGTTCTATCTCACGGTGTGCCATATATTAACTCCAAATATCGTTCTTTTAGCTTAGCACCTATGGAACTTTGTTGAGCTTTTGTATAGCCATCCTGATCTAACTCAATAACATCCATTAGAACTGTTAAGTCATCCCAGCTCTTCATGAAATCAATCATTTCTAAGGCCTCCATAAAATTGTAGGAAGGAACCCAAGTACGATTTGATTGGTGCTTTTGCATACACCAAATATCGGAAATTATTTGGACTTATCTCAAATAGGTCTGGTCATTTCTATAATAACCCTGTGGTGATACATTACTCCTACCCCAGTATTCGGATTCAATCCAAATCTTTTACTGCTAGTGACATCATGCTGAACATTAAAACCTAATTCGTAAAGCTTAGATATCAACTTGGGACCAGATGAAGCAGCAAATCTTTTCTGATCATAGATTACTAAATAAATAGTCTTGCTTGCCATTCTTCTTGGTGGGATCTCTCCCAAGGTATAACGATATAAATCAGCATCAATATAAGTTTCTGAATGGGTTTCTTTATGGTCTAAGTAACAGCCGTCTAATTTTTTGAGCTCTTCACCAACCTCTGTTCTTTTAATTATCTCATTCATAGCGACAATCCTTTTCTCTTCATAATCTCCAACTCAATCATCTGAGATTTTATCCATTTAAGATCCAACTCAACTCCTTCTAAATTTTCTGCCCTAATGTAATGGATAGTTAAGTCGGTCAATATTCCTACCATATTAGAGAACAAATATCTGTACTGTACGGGTATATCATTCACCTCGGTAGATAATCCTTGAAGAAAATCAATTGGGATCTTTAGAGCCGAGCATAATGCGTCTGCCTCCTTCATAGTTAGATCTTCATAATTCTCCTCATACTTGAATATTGTTCCTGGAGTCATTCCACATAGATCTGAGAAATCAATAGTGTCCATCCCAAGACCTTCTCTGATTGTTTTAATTCCTTTTCCGTAATTCATAATTTTATTTGTGTGTTATAAAGCATATATTGGTTTAACTTCTTCGACTTCACCATCCAACCAAGTAATATAGAATTTATCAGGTTGAAAGTTCTCATCAAGAGTACAGTGAAATTTAAGATCTTTAATACCGTTACCAAATGAATTACCACCGTCAAGTGTATCAAAGTGAGATATACGCTTCATAACAGCACCTACAGATGAATTGCATTTTTCGTGCTTATTGGAAGTCCCCTGTCTTTGTCTCTCATTCTCTTCTCTCAACTCTCTGATTATAGAGGGCATTTGTCCAATGGTTGGGAGGTTATTGTACTTTTTTAAAGCATATTGAAACCCTCTTGAATCAAAAATATCACCCATAAGAAGAGAGGGCGTCTGAATTGTAAAATCTAACTTGTTAGGCTCATCAACCACCCCATCCTCATCAATCTTTGATTCTAAGGTTAGGGTGTTTTGTTCTGCGAACTCATCAAAAACCATTAGTACAGTTTTAAAAAATCTTCCGCTACCATCTTGTGATGGGTTTCTTGAATACCAAATTTTTTCTAATTTATCTATTCTCGCTTTCTCTTTCAGTTTATCATTCATCTTTTAAAGTTTTAATATGCTTTTTCTAGAATACAGTAACCACAGATAAACAAGTCAGGCTCATCCTCTCTATGGCTTACAGTCAATTCACTCATCATACAAGCCTCTTTACAAACATCACATTGGTTAATAGAATCTTTGCCATCAAAGTCTCCAGCAAAATGAACGTGCGTATTATGACATTTAACGTGATCTGATTCAGGATTATCGTACATCTGTATCTTGTCGCAGTTACATTCACCGCATGGTTTACCGTTGTACTTCGGTCTGTTACCTTCGAGAATATCTCCCAAGGATTTCTTTTCAATTGTATTCATGATTTCCAGTTAATTTTGAGCTAATATATAAAAAATATTGATTTTCGTAACTATCTGATTGTCAATATCTGAGTCAGGGTGCTCCACGGGGTGGAGACAACTCCATAAGAATATTAAGTGACTAAAGTATTCTCATCCATTTAATGGGCTTTTTAATCAATGGCATACCGTACTCTTCTTCTAAAATGTCGAGCTTATATTGGAAATGATGATAATCTGATACAAAATCTCTTTGAAATCCTCTAAAATAACAAACATGCATAAAATCTTTATCATCAGAAACAAGAACTAATTCCCTATTGTTTGGCAAAGCCTCCTCTATGTAAACCCATTTCATCACTCCTCTTTTCTTCTATGAATAGTTACTCCGAATGAAGTTCCTTCTGGCATCTTATCAATACCATGGTCAACAGCAAGCCTATCTCCATAGCCTCTCTTCTTTCCTTTAGTCTTTAAAAAGAAGATAGTTGAAGCAGGCACACCTTCTTGGATCTGTTTATGAAGCTGTGACTCTGCGAAATCAAGTGCTACGTTCTGGATCTCATCAACAGCCTTGGCAAACTCTTTATCTTCTTCAATATACCTATGTAAAGTAGTTCGTCCAACTCCTACAGATTTACAAGCAGTCGTCTTAACTCCTAATGATTTCTCGAGAGCTTCAAGCAGTTTCTTTTTATTAAGTTCCACTTGTACCTGTTTTTTAGTCTTTTTATTTGCCATCTTCACATAGTTTAATTACTTGCTCTGTAACCTTCTCAACGGCTTTGAGCATTCTTTCGTGGTAATCTTTAGAGCTAACTAATGCTGGCACAGATCTACCTTCTTCATTTTCACTGTACGTTATCTCAACGTTTCCTTTTATGACTGTTATTTTCATAACTTACTTCTCTTCAATGTTAATATGAATTGGATCTACATAAACATATTCGCCAACCATTCTTATTCCGTAAAGACCAGACTTCAATTTAACAACCAACTCTTTCTCTTCTTTCATCTGCTCATGTAGTTTGGATATTTTCTCCTCGAGAACATCTTTTGCAATTCTCAGTCTATTCTTTACATCTTGCCATTCCTTTTCTAGCTCTTCAACTTCCTTATTTGATTTGTTGACAGCTATTAATGTATCAACGATATATGGTCCTACTTTTTTGCTCATAGAATTATTTTTTGATTGTTTTATGAATTTGGTCAACTATCCATTCAAGAAGATAGCACTGAGGCTCTTCATTATGAAGGCAGAAGTCAGCATGCACGTCTCTGTAAATAGCTGACACTATATGAAGTGATTCATGAGCTATAACTCCTGGGGATGGCTTTCCTTTGAATACTACTACATAAAGTGGATTTTCATTCCTATCCTTTTGCTCAAAAACAAAACCATCCATTTCGGTTGTATCTTCTAAGTCAAATTCAGCTTCAATTGATTTAAGATCTTCCGTATGAATTACAAGAAGGCTGCCTCTGTATAACGGTATTTCGTATTTACATCTATTACTCATCACTTTCCTTTTTGTTCTAAGATCTTTCTGACGCCTTCCCAATACTTGTGCTCTCTTTCAAGGTTCTGAACCTCCATCCAATCGAAATCAATAGCCTGAATGATTTGATCTACACACACCAGACAGCATTTTCTTCTGTGGTTATGGCTAATTCGGAACCCTTTCATTTGATCCCATATCTCATCTGCTTTCTCTTGCTCTGTCATAAAATTAATTTAGTGGAGGAGGCAGGGTTCGAACCTGCGCCCGTAGGCCGCGTCTCCTCGTGTTGTACCAACTCTCAACTACTCCTCCTTATAAATTACTAAAAGAGCCCGAGAGCTCTAATTGATTATTTGATTGACTTGAAAGGGAACCATAAAAGCTCCCATTGTAATATCCTTCTGAATCCTCTATTGAAATATAAAAGGCTCCTGAATCAATAAGATAATAATTGACAGAGGAGGTTCTAATATAAACGGGATCTAAATCGCCCTGAATGGGATTAGGATTGAACACCTGCGATTTAATCTCATCTCCGAGGTCTATACTCATAAAAATGGATTCATCCTCTGTAGAGGCTTTTAATTCGTTTTGATTTCCTGAGGTTTTCAAATAAGGAATTAATCCAGGCATTAATACATTATCTATTTTCAATTCAAATTCAGGTGCCGGCATAACTTCTTCCTTATTGCAGGAGAAGATAAAAACGGTCATTATCAATATTAACTTTTTCATATCGTGTGCATTTGTTCGTCTCGGCAATCCTGATAACAGGTTCCACAGACTATGTATATTTCATCTTCTTGATCTCTAATTGATTTAGAGTTTAACATCCATAGCTCCTTCTCGCAGATATCACATTTGATTTTATCATCATCTTTAATAGGTATTTTCAAACCCCAACCTGCTATCGGAAACTTGTCTTTCATTTCTTCTTAAATCTCTCTGGAACTATCATAGATGATGTATTATTCCATTTGACTCTGTGGTGTAATCTCCTATGCTTAGAACCCATCATTGATACTGTTACACATGAAGGTGCGAACATTACAGAATAAAACGATTTGACATAAGTACCTCCATCCAGATAGAACTCTGTAAGCCCTCCTGAATTACTTTGAGTCTGATGCTGATTAATAGCCATCTGATTAGTCTGGAATACCAATTCGCCTTTATTACCCATGTAGACGTAGGCATTTACATCCTCATTTATTCTACCTATGAATTCAACTCTTCTTTTGGTGGAGAAGAAATAAACGTTCATAATCTTTCGTTTGATCTGAACATATTCTGCCTGAGATCCAGACTTGCCACCAATGAAATCTCCTCCTTGTGCCCAAGCGATTGCCTTACACTGAGGGATTGATGAATAATATTCAAAAAACTTATCGAAAATAACATCCAAATTGCTCTTAACCATGTAGTCGGTATACACAAATTCGTGATTGAATTTATATCTGAAATCGGTATAGTCATCATCTAACTGAATGAAATACTCATAACCCAATCTATCAGCGATATCAAAGCAAGCATTACGGGCATATACAACTACCCTCATATCATTAAAGTTGTCTCCGATATCAAATGACCCGTCATAATCTTCCTTATCAAATACTATGACTTTATCGCCATAAATCTCTTGATAGTTTTTTAGCTCCTTATCATCTGATGAGCATACCAAAAATATATCGCCAGTATATCCAGACTTGATAAGACTGTTATACGTGTAGACCTTTTCAGACCTTCCGTAAGTCAATATAAAAACAGCGTATTTTAGTTTACTCTTCTTCGCCATGGTTGTCATTTTTAAATTGCTCAGCAACCTCTTCCGATAGTTTCACATATCCAAGCTCTATTGCCTTATTGAAATCAATTATAACGAGGGCAGAATCCTCCATTAATTCTTGAACCTCTTTATCAGAATTGGCATAAAAGTCTGCAATGCTGCTGTAGTTAAAAACAAGGTGTCTAGTAGCACACATTTTTAAGAACTCCTTATCAGACTTTGATATGTCTGCCTTCTCGATATCAGCCATTATTTTCAGATACCTATGTTTATCGACTAAAGAATTTACATCTGGCTTTTCTGCAGAAGGAGTGTACACTGGCGATTCAATTTTCTTAGTGTAGCCGTTAGGCTTCTCATTTGGATCAGTAAACAGAGGCAAAACAACACCCCATTCTCCTATTTGGTTTAAATCCCAACCATCCTCAATTACGTTCCAATCCCATTCACCAGATGAAATATTATCCTTGATGATAAACTCCTTCTGTTGTGCCTCCGTTAGATCCTTAGCAAATATGACAGGTACTTTATCCATACCTGCCTCAATACATGCCTTAGTTCTTTGATTTCCACCAAGAGCAACGTTCTTGTCATTTAAAATTATAGGACGAAGGTGAAGCATCTCTGGGAACTCTTTGATTGATTTAACGAGCTCCTTGAATTTTTCATCTTTTATTACTCTCGGGTTGTCTGGATTCTCAATTATTTTAGAGACATCAAACATTTGTATCTTAATTCCTTTCATATAGCTAATTTACGAATTTAATTTCTGTTTAATTTTGTCACCGTTTTTAAGCTCTTTACAGATATTCATAAAATCTTTCCTTTGTCTAGTAAGTAAATGTTGTGCAAAGCAGTTTAAATGAGTCTCCATGCCTTCGTAAGTGATTGTAATATCACCTCCATCTCTTTCAAGTGAATGGAATTCCAAATACTCTTCTGCATTTAAGGGCCATTCAGATATCCGTGCCTCAATCTTGCCAGTATGGGTACCTAATTCTCTGACCTCCACTTTTCTAAGATTTTTGTTTTGCTCTTTTAATGGCTGAACTCTAAATTTCCAAGAATAAAACCACCCCAACCAGATACCAGAAAAAAGTATCAATAATATGAAAAGAAACTGCATCATTTTGAGCCTCCCTTCTTCAAATAACACGGAATAATATGGTGAGCCCAACCGATTCTTATCTGATCTGACTTAGCTTTCAAATAACGCTTAGCTGAAAGCCTATTTTTGAAGGTCTTTACTTGGCTTGGGATCTTCCCAGACGCTGGCTCCTTCATATATCCATGCTCCATGGGATTTAAAACATTAAATGTTCTAATAACAAATACTTTTTTCATGTCTAAAATTTCATATTAATCTCGTTCAATATTTTTATCGTGCTCTCATATTCATCCATCATCTTTTTTAAACCATCTAAATCATCCTGCCTGGACTTAATATTTCTGACAGTTTTAATGTCATAAGCCTTCGTACTATGAACTGCTTTGTACATCTCAACGATTTCATCTCGTCTGGAAATTAAGAGTTCAAGTGGATTCTTCATTACGCGTTCCTGCTTTTTGAAGTTTCTCTTTTCTTAGGCTTCTTTCTGACTCTCTTCTTCTCTGGTGAAAACTCAACTATATATCTTCTGACAAGTCTTGTTTCCCATTTAGTTGAAGCCAGATACTGAACTATCGCCTCAACGTTTTGAAGCTCCTCTGGTATGTCTGTCCATTTCCATAAGAACTTCTCATAATGTCTTTTGATTCTCCTTCTTTGAGTTCTGTTAAATATGGTTTGTTCGTCTGCCGGTTTATTCGGATCAAATGTACAATACCATAGAAATCGCTTTACGATTTTAGTTGCTGAGTCATGAAGATCTTCTTTCAGATTTTCTTTAACTGATTCAACGATTTTTTCAAGCTCTTCGTCTTTCGGAGCTTTTGATTTAAAATATACTACGACTCCGATAATTAGGAGTAGCGATACGATAGATAAAATTAAAATTGTATTTGTCATGCCTTTGATTTTTTCGGATCAAAAGCATTGGGAATTATTCCTGAACGGTTTTCTGACTATCGTAGAACTCCTTTTGCATTCTTGTGTAGGTAGTAATACAATCTGCCATTGGAAAATCCTGCTCATCAATGCCTAGATCCTTGTAAAATAATAATACTGATTGTTCAAATGTAACCGATTCGATTAATGTTTTCTGCGCTCTTATCCAGCCGAATAAAACACCTTCGAGCCATTGTCTTTTGTAGATCTTATTGACCGACTGTTTTAAAGACTTATGCTGAACACCATCTTTGCCACTTCCCATAGAATCCTACCTGCTATAATTAAAACGGTTCCTGTTACGATTAGGGTACACCAGAATAAAATAGATGCGAACCATTTATGCTTTAACCAAATCCAAAGCTTTCCAAAGGTTGATGAAGCATTCATCTCTTTCACAAAGTTTGCTTTCTTCTCAGCTTTCTTAGCCATTCTCAGCTTGTATGCTGTGTCCTTTTTAGTTTCTTCTGCCTTCGCATCTTCCACTTTTTTATCCTCTTTCATAATGTCGATTTTGAACAAATATAGAAAACTAATTCGGATTTAAAAAAGAAGGCATAAAAAAAGGGAGCTACATTCAAGTGCTCCCCTGTTCTTGGTTAATATCAAACTAAGCCTCTTGAAGCCCTTCTCGATCCTCCTCACTTCCTGCAGCAGCCTTTTTAAATAATGTCTTTTCGGCTCCCTTATCTTCATAGGCATAAGCATAAGCCTCATCTGATAGATCAACCAGAATGGATTTTAATTGGTTTTCAATCATAAAGGTATCAGCAGAAAGACTAATCTTTGGAGAGTTCATTGCCATAGCTGTATTCCATGCTTTATGGGTTCCAGTAATAACACACCAACCCGTTTCAAGATCTCCTCCCATAGAAACTCCTGACACCTGCATAGATTCCAATACGGCTTCATCAAGTTTCTTCATTATTCTCTGACCATCCTTATCCTCAATTTTAGCTCTTAAAGAAGGCTCAAAAGTTTCAATCTTCTTATGAATATAAAGCTGATTCGTATGTGCAAGGATCTCTCTCAGGCTTGATAAGATCTCTCTCAGATCTGGGCTACATAATCTGGGTGAATCTAAACTACACTTGTCATAGTAGGCTGCGTCACCATCAGTAACCTGCTTTCTCCAAAAGCATTCCACTCGGCCTTCTTTGTCAACCTTAATTTTGGTTAATTCGAATTGTTCTCTTTTCATTTTATGTCGATTTATTGTTTAAAATTTTAGGTTGCCCATTGTCTTATTAAAGACCTTCGGAACAACTACTCCGATAAATACTCCTATCGCGATCCATATCCACCACCATGAGCCGCCTCGTTCAGTTTTAGAATCCTGCCTAATTTGGGTACGATTAGTTTTGCCTTCTTGCTTGATTTGGACTTTCTCTTTCTTCCTATCATTTTTGATCTTCTTTCTTTCGGTTTTATTCTCTTGTAATGTCTCCCACCAATTTTTCATCTCAGAGAAATCGGCTTGGACTTTTGTATACTTAACTATGGTATCATAATGAACAATCCTCTGTTCAATATAGAAGGTTGAATCAGAAGTATAGATTGTATCTAAAAAGGTTTGAGTGAATTTTAAAGTATCAACATACTCCTTCTGGATTGAAGGATCTTTTTTGATAGCTCTGTTTATATGCCATTTAGGAGAACAGCCAAAAACAATTACTGAGCATATTACTACTACGATAAGATTGAATTGCCACTGTCTCATTAGAAGTCTGATTGGTGCAATAAAGCATAGCTGAATTTATCTCCTAATCCATGAGCGATTTGGATCTTAGCCATATCGTAAAGCAGTTGCATATTTTCTTCTGTAGATCCCCAGCAACCTGCGCTCCATTTATTCACATCTTCGCCAACGGTTCCCATATCATGGCCATTGGTATTGAATATTTTTTGAATAAACTCTTCACCATCAAAATCAAGATATTCGTTTCGGTCAGCATCTCTCCAATAATCCATAGGTCCAGTTTGCCTGAAAGCCTCTTGACCTTTGTGGCCTCCTTTTAACATATAGGTGTATGCTCCTCTGTGCTGAACTCCGTGTTGAATTATAGCTGTACCGTCAACATTAATCGGATTCTCTCTATAATACAATCCTGCATCTGTTGTTCCTTCTACAACGATAGACATAAGGCCGCCGTTTTTAGTAAACATTGAAGCGAAAAGCCAGTCATTAAATTTATTAGATTCGTTATCGTTTGTTCTGATACCTCCTAGTGTTACACTAAATGGAGTTGGGAATACAAGCATGCCATTTTCTAGCATTACTTCATGAATTTCTTCGATAGTTGGTCTGGTCATAGTTTCCAATTTTAATCCAAAGGTAGTGATTTTTTTAACTCCTTAATTTTTTGCTTGTAATAATCTCTAATTTGGTTTAGCTCTTCTCTGTCCCACTTAAAAGTTGTTTGAGTTTTAAATTCAGCAGCTTTTTGATCAAGATATTCTAAACCATCCGAACCAACTCTTGACTTAATTCTTTCTCGATAGGGTTGATGATTTCCGTCCTTATGGATGTTACACCCAACGCATTGATTATGAATATTTTTTTCGTCATATTTTAAATTGGAATACAGCTCAGCTTTATAAAAATGTCCAGCTTGATGAGATTCATTCCAAGGCATACCACAACTGACACAACTGTTGCCCCTATCTCTGAGCTTTATATAATCATGACATACTGTTCTAGTATTGATTAGAAGATAGCTCAAAGACTTTTCTTTTTTCTCTTTCTCTATTCTGTTTTGAAGATCCCTCTTTGGCTTAGTGGCTGTCAGAATAGATTTCTGTAACTTTTCTTTGCCTTCTGGTGTAGACAGTAGCCAATTAGCATAACAGCTAGGACAAAGCCCATGAGTACGCTTAAACGTCATTGTTCCGCAACCGTTAAACCCCTTCGCCTTGCCAATGGCCTTACATGGTTTTTGCTTAATTGGAATGCTCATAGGTATTGTTTATGGATTTCAATCGTATTGTCAATTCGTTCTCTTCCTTGGTAATACTCCTCTGGCGTTGGAATATAACAACCTTGCATGTTTGAATAATTCCTAATCCACTCAATGTATTCTGCCATCTGTTTAGAATCCATCATTGATGTCTGCTTATAAAAGACAATAGTTTGGCCTGTCTTTTTTGATTCCTTCTCATATCTCATAAATGGACAAAGCTTTTTCAGTTCATCCTTTGCTTCGGATATCGTCCACCCAAATTCAATAGCGAATAGAGATACACAAATATGGTAATAGGCATTTGCTGACAAGGATCTTCTCGGCTTAATTTCTTTCAGCTCTATCCTTTTACCTTCTTTCAGGAGCTTCTTAAATTTAGATATGGCCTGATTTTTATCAAGCTCTGTTGACAAGTTATATTTCATATTCTACTTATTTGATTTGACTACTTCATTCCATTTGTTTTCCAGATCTTTATTCTGGTGAATGTACTTCATTTTCTTGATTATCTCATCTGCCTTTTGAGTCCAATGGATATTATCAGAAGGAGGCAGAAATGAATCCACCTCTTTTCTTGCAGATCTATCTCCAAACTTTTTACCGGACGAAGAAGAGTAAACGTAAAATTTAATTTCCATATTTCAATCTCTTCTCACTAAAACGGCTATTGCTGTCCCTAAATTAAACCCTGCTCCTGCACAACATAAAGAGAACAAGCTTCGGTCGTTTTCATAAAAGAAGAAACATTGACCAATTAAATATCCCGTGGCTGCAAACATTACCGCTATTGCTATTGCTTTTATCATAACTAATCTAATTGAATTTTAATACTATTTCCAAACCCTCCATGGATTCTTGTGATCTCAACCGTTTTGTGTTCACAGTAAAGCTTGTAATTATGCCGTTCGGATTCTGTAGCCTCTGAACCCATAAAATGAGTGTATGCTTTCTCCATATCCTTTAAATGAATATCAATTTCCCTTCTCTGTGCTGGCGTTACCTCTCCGTAGAAAACATCCCAAAGCCACTCCATTATTAATCCTATTCTGGCCTCAGTTACTCTCGTTGAATATCTAGCCATTTCAATTACAGATTCAATCTTTGCCATCTTATCTATGGTTACATCAAAAAAACAAACTCTTTTTAAGATCTCAGCAGATTGTTGTTCCGTTAATTTTAAAGGCTCTAATGCTTTATCAAGCCTGAATTTAATCTCATCTTTTTTTAACATGGTTGTTGAATTTTGCAAATTGTGAATAATACTCGAGAGTGTCAACGGGCTTTTTCAAATAGCTCTCCAAATCAATGTTGTTGTATAGAAGATATTTCTCAAAGGTCAAAGGAGAATAAGTGAGTTTGAAATAATGTGCGTTTGCTTTTCTTCTTCTCTCTGTTTCTTTCCAGGCATATTTCAATTCAATATATCTCTTTTGCCTATCTGTTGGATTGGCTGATTTTCTGAATACAATTTTGGATTGTATAGGTCTGTTTTTTTCTTGCTCCTCCCAAAGCATTAAAATCGTGTCAATACAATACTCCTCAACAGATTGTTCTTGTGCCTGTATTCCTTCCCACATTGTCTTTACGGCAAGGCTGAACTCTTCGGGGCTTACTTTTTTCTGCATTATTGATTTCATAATCCTAGCTTTTATCGGTTATTGTCCATACAGTCATTCCATCATATTCTGCTGCCCCTTGATTAACTGAATAACCCTCCTCTCGTATTCGTTTTGCTATCTCAACTTGAAGATAATGTTCTTGGGTTCCTGTCCAAGTTCTACTCATCAAAGATGATTTGACCGCATTGTCTTTAAAGTGATTTTGCCAATAAAGCAATTCCTTTTTAAATAATTTTTCAAAAGTCTCATTTTTCATATTTCCAGTTTAATCGTTTATACATTCATGCTTTCTGGTCATATCTCCTCCGATACATCCTTCAAACTTTGCCATTGGGATTACCTTATTTGTTGTGCAATCCGATTTACCTTTTACCATTCCAAAGGAATAAGAAAGAGCCATCAAACCTATCATTAAAGACGAAATAATAATGATAAAAAATTTGAGTTTTCTCCTTTGGATTCTGGCATATTTTCTAAGGTCATAATTTATGTCCCGAATAACATCCATTCGGTTCTCGAACTCTCTAAAATCATCAACTGAGATCTTATTCTCAATCCATAACTCTGTTCTTGCTATCTCTGGACAACTGTATCTAGGTGCTTTCATAACATTCCCCCTTTATCAAAACTCATCACACAATAACCCTCTTCGATTCCAAAATTTCCACCGTGTAGAATATAGAGAATAACAAAAGTATATCTGAGCCCAGTGTATTTTTTCAATTTTGGATTCCATTCATTTAAAATTACTCTATCGCCTACCTTAAAATCTCGGTCGTTTAATCTTACCTCAAACTTTTTCTTTCCTGTAGAAACCTCGAAGAAGTATTCTGGCCAAGTTTTCAATTCATGTTTTGTCATATAGTTGTTTTTATGAGCCACATTGATCGCACCTTGCAACCAAGCCCTCTGTTAAATTTTCAATTGTTTTCTCTCTATTTTCTAGCTCTACTTTGAGCTTGTCATTATTAGTTCTGTGAGCACTTAACTCAATCTTCATCTGTCTGATTTGAAGATCCATCTGAACAAGCTTACGATCCTTTTCATTTATGAGCTCTTTAGCTCTATAATTTTCAGACTCCAATCTATTGAGCTGAATATGGACGAACAATATTTTCTTCCAATCATCCCATCTTTTATTGCTGTAGATCTTCTCTAAATAGTTCGTTAAAACTGCGCTGGCCTCTAATGCTTTTAAATCAAATTTTATCATAATTAAAATGGAATTTCTGGCAACTCATCTTCGTCAACCTGCTTAATAATTTCTGCAATTTGCTCCTGCTTAACCTTGTCTTTGGCAAATGCTAAAGTCTTTTGATATGCTGTCATTCTCTCAATCATATCTTGTTCAGGAGGCACGTATGAATATTCACCCCTATCTGCATATTTGAGTTTCATATCAGGAGTGAAATAATAGTACTGATATCGTCTGACATCTAAAAACATTCTATACACTCCTTTTTCGGCTACTCCTTTCGGTTTGGCTTTGGCTATCTTAACTCGTAGCTCATTATCCATATATGAATTACCTTCGGCATCCTTTAATCCAACTGGCGGCCTCCATGGGATTATCATGCTGTTTCCTTTTCTAAACCAAGACTGACCTCCTGCGAACTCTCTCGCGGTCGGTATGGGATAATACGATATGCCCCTCTTCGTAACCATATTTTGATCTCTTACATGGGTTACTATAAAGTGATGGCGATTCGTTCTTCTGGCGTTCTTTCTAACGGTTCCAAGAATACGACTGACAAATTTATCCTCTCTGCCTATGTCCTCCGCAATCCACTCCTCTTTTAATTCATTCCAAGGATCTATTAAGCTCGTATGAATACGCTTTCCTGTTTGAGATTCAATATCATCTATGAGATTATAGAAAGACAAAGCTGTCATATCTTCGTCCTCCACATCCACTATTATGAAGTGCTCATTTATGAACATCTCAGCTTGGACCTTCTCAGATTCGGACATTGAATTAGATCCTTTGACGTAAGGCTTTCCAATAAATGAATGACAGTACTCTGCAAATACCTCTTCAACTGAACCAGTTTCTGGTGTAAACACTACGTGGTTTAATCCGTGAAGGCAAGAAAGATTGATTTGAATTTCTTTCAATAGTTCCGTTTTACCAGAACCTGGGGAGGAGGCAATGTAGGTTGTTGACCCCAGTTTAACACTGTACGGAAATACCTCCCATGGGAATCCAGTTTCAAGACCTCTTCGAACTCCCTTTTGACGAAGCTCATTTAATCCTGAATTGACATCTGTTAATCTAAAATACTTCATTAGTTTACGGGTGAATTATCATTAATACTATTTGAAGAACCACCTTTTTTGATTCCATATTTCTCGAGAGTCTTTTCTTGCGCGAAGAAGGAAGGAGTACAATATTGAAAATCCGATTCAATATGAAAATCATTTTCTTTCACCTTCAAGATAGCTCTCAAAATATCTTCTTTAGTGTAGCCATCCCGAAGTCTAGCTCTGTATTTTGACTTAACACTTGCTGTCATTTTTCTAAACTGTCTATCAAAGGTACTATTGATTAGACCAATTAAAGCATCAAAATCGATTGGCTCTTTGGAGATAGGTTCAAAATCCTTAGTAAATTCTTTGAACTTCTCCCACCATAATATCCCTTGTACGTCTAGCTCAGAGCATTTGTTTAACTCCTTGTCTATCTCCTTTAGGAATTGTTTTTTAAATTCGTTAGCGTTCATTATTTCCAGTTTAATTATGATTTTTCAATCTCTTAACAACCAAGTCAAAAGCTGAATCGTATTCTTTTTTAGAGATCCTTAAAATATTAGGATTCCATCTTGGGTCATCTTTTCTCCAACCATAAGATGAAACGAAAGTTAAATATTTTATGAAAGTAATCCCAAAACAATAAGGCCTTCCTGCTTTTGGCTGAGTTCCAACGGTTATCTTAACAACCTCAGACATCTTAATTGGATTTACTTTAAAATAGTGGTGGCCCTTATATTTATCGACCATTCTGTAGTACTCAATCATTTTTCCAGTTTTAATTTATTCAATTGGCTCCGCTTTACTCTTGCAAACTTCAGAGCTTATCAGATAGGAACCTGATCAGACAATATAGGTGAGATCTCTTGACCCTTATTCGGTGGAGTTACAGCCTTCTACTGCTCTCGCTTTATCTCTCTTTTAAAATATTGTTAAAGCCTCTCCAATCTGATTACATGAGGTGCTTTGCAATTGCCTGTTGATAGCGGTTAATCAGAGCAGGACTTCTTAAAAGCCTAATTGTCAACTGGAAAGTTTCTGAGTTGGGTTTGTATTTAGAGAGGTTGCCCCAAGGTAAAGCCTCGATTCCAGTTATTTATTTCATTCCAGTTAAATGAAAAAGGGAGAAGCTAACTGGAAAAGCTTATGATCGTACAATCACCTTTGCTCCCTTTTGTAAGACAAATATATAATTAATTTTAGAAATCTGCCCCAGTTGTAAAAATTTTTAATTCGTCCTCCTGCAATTGTTTGTGCATATTCTCCTGCTCTTTGAACTCCTCTACAAGCTTTGCTGTTTCATGATTAGTGAATTTTCTTTCCACCAATCTAAAGGCTATGCTGATGTAGATTTCTGGTTCATTTCTTTCTCTCGGGATCTCTTCAAATTCTAAATACTGAGTTTTGTTAATCAAGAAAACTCTTTTGACATTTAAAATATCCCCCTTTCGAGGATCTTTCTTGTACTTCTTTCCAGTTAAGGTATCAACAAAGTGATCTCTAACACACACAACTCTGTCTCCAATTTTAAATTTTCTGCGCATTACTTCGATTTTATTTGTTCAACAATTGATTTAATTAACTTGACTGACTCATCCATTCTTTCAAGAAGAGCTTCGTGCATTTCTTTATCCGGATAGATCCTTTTAATAAATGGAGTCATATTTGGATAGTAGCTCATAAAGTCACAATAATTTGCTCCCGTTACTAAAAGCTGACCCTGAACTTGCCATTTATATTCATTAGGCAAGGCATCTTTTAGAAGATAGGTGACATGATTTTTCATTAATGGACATTTAATTTCCAGAAGGCCATTATCTTGTTTAATCATACCATCTGGGCTTACACCTATATACTCTGGGAATATATCCTCATTAGTAACGAAACCTGCTTCAAATACATCTACTTGATTTATCTCTTCATAGAACAATCTTGCCTCTGGTTCTAGCTCAATACCTCTTTCCATGGCAGGTGATGAATAACTTGCTTCAACTTCTCTTGATACTATCTGCCCAGCTGTGGTAAAAATTAAACCTTTATAGCCTACTGTTGTTAATCCAGACATTAAGGCTTGAAATTTTGAAGCTGTTAATCTGCCACATCTCAAATCGTGCCAAGCCTCAGATCCTTGATCTATGTCATATATGTTTAATTTACTTTCCATTTTCCAACTCCTTATCTTTTTGAACCATCCAACTCATCATCTTCTCTGCCTCCTTGTACATATCTTCTAAAGGTATCTTGCCAGATACAGTTAGATCCTTCGCGTATGACATTGCAAAACCTGAATATTTGCTCTGCTCCCTTTTCAATTGTCTACTGAAATTTGAGCTGCCCTTCTTTTTGATAGGAGCTATATTGTAATAAGTCTTGCCGTTGTACTCTCTTGAAGCCTCCGTGAATTCATTCTCTTGACCTTCTTTGAAAATCTCTTGATTTTCTTTTTCTGATAGAAATGAGCCGATTCGCTCTTTACCATCTACGTCATACTTGACATTAAAACTATACCTCAACCCAAACTTTGTTTCTACAGGCTTTGATAATACGATCTGTTTAAAAATTGCTTTCATATCTATAATTTACTTTGATTTAAAAAAGGCAGACTTTCACTGCTCCAGTTTGTCAAGTTGTCCGACTTCAGAACGGGGTATTTTTTCAGATTAAATAGGCACATTCTCAAAAAATATTCTAAAAAAACTAAGCCTTGCGCATCTTTATTTTGACAGTCTCTGTTTTAAATATTCAACTGCCTTGATTAAATACTCTTTTTCTTTCATGAGATCCATTATCTCGTTATGTTTTTCATAAGGAGTAAGTGAAGAAACGTAATCGATTCTTTCATTTAACTCTTTATCGCTCATGATAATATCGTCTTGGAATATCTCTTTTGGGAACCCTTCCAGACATTCCATTTCAATTCGTCTTTTTTCTTCTTTTCTGTTCATCTTAATCTAATGTTTCGTTAAAATCTAAAGTGCTTAAAATATGCTGCTCTGTCCAATCATCTATTTCTATTTGCTTGGGACCATCATCTGTAATTAATTCAACCTTTAGTACGGCCGATAATACTAGGTAATCGTATGAGCCGTGTATCTCTTCAATACCTCTGTCGGTTCCTACACTACAAGCTCCTTCTGTTTTAGTTTCATAATCACAAAGGATATCGTACTGAGTATCATATCCACATACCTCAAATAAATATTCTGAATCCTCTTTGTGATAGCTCTGAGATGTCTTGTCTCTGGTGATAAATTCAATTAGATCTAAACAGTCTATTGAAACATCAAGAGGAGCTTTAACGATCTTAAATCCTTTGTGATTATTTGGAACTCTTGGAATGTGCTCCCATCCATAAGTTTCACATGCTGATTTCCAGCTTGAATGATAAGAGGCTTTGCCATCTCCATCACTTACTATTGTAACGTATCGTTTGTTCATTTTATGAGTTTAAAATTGATAATGCTTTGTCCATATCTAGCTCGTTGCCAAATCTCTCTTTTAATCCTTCACTACAATTGTTTAAAAGTTCGTAACCTACACAGTGTAAGATTCCAACCTCTTTAGCTAATAGCATACCATCATATATCCTCTGCTCTTCAATATCACCGTCTACATATATAGTTCCCCCAGAAATGTCTTTTCGACTATGACATATATCGTGAACTAGCCAGAAAGGATTTGAACCCCAGTACTCAATATCAATACTTTCTTCTCCTGACTCTTCTATCATATACTCATATAGTAATATATGAAGATCTGCATTTGTTGAAGAAAAAAAATCGGGCTTATCTTCAAACCAATATTCCAGCTCTTCCACTCCATACTCTAATCCTTCAATTGTAGATGTATCTTCATCAAACTCTATCCCATGATGCTCCATAAACCCCTTTAAAAGGTAGCTAGGAATTTGAAGTGTTGAGCCTCCTAAAAATTCTTCGGATTCATAAGAGAAATCCACGTTTAAATTGTCTACTTTAAAATTCATTGTTTCCAGTTTTTAATGATTGTTATGGTACAAATATAATCACTATTGTAATATACTGTACACTTTTTTGCACATTATTTTACAATAGTGCACACAAAAAAAGCCTCACAAATTCAGCAAGACTTAGATAATAAAGCGTTTGACGCTCTAAAAAAAAGATTAAATTATTTTATGAGTTTTGAACTTTCTCCATAATAGACAGAAATATACCCTTCATTTTTCAGAAAATCGTATAACTCATCAGGCCACATTCCCGTATATGGTTGATACCCACAGTACTTCTTTGTTGATTCGCTGCAGAAAATACCTCTCTTCATTAAATCATTAGTGCTCAGCCCATACTCTTCTACGTCTTTTGAAAACCCTTCTTTTAATGCCGGAACAAGAGCATACGGAATACCTCTATCGATTAGAATTTGATGTTGAGCATAAGCGATTTGGTCAGGAGTCATTATATCTGGCCTCCTTAATACTTCAATTTTAGGATAGCCTTCTCGCTCCATCCATTTTAAAAAGTTCTGAGAACGTACACCCGTACCGCTAACAGATGAATGAGTTTCTAAAACAGTACCGTTCCACAATAAAAATTCGGTGTGATCTCTGCCCTTTATGGTTGGCAATCCTTTTCTTTTACGTCTGAAATTTGAAATACTAGTCGTCAGATTATTAACGACACGCATAATGAAGCTCTTTCCTTTATCGTCAAGTTCGGTATTCTTAAACAGAACATCACCGTTCTGGATGTCATATATTGTGTTTATCCATTTCATCACTGATACGTTTATCTTTGTCCTGGGAACTTTTAGAAGATCCGAAATAATATCCAACCACAAACATCAAAGCTCCTTCTATTACACCAAGTAAATGAATCATCAATGGATTATCTTTCAAGTCTGGCTTAAAGATTACAGCAAAAACTATCACGAATTGCAATACTATCACTGCCAATCCAACGATCATTTTTATATGTTTCTCATTTAGTTTCATTATAGATCTTCAAAAAAACAACGGTCCCATTTGTCCTTCCTAATATTATGGAATTCAACTTCACCCGTTTCGTAATTTACTCTGGTTGCACATTCAACCCCAAATCTGTCTCTGTATGACAAGATACCATTTAAATCAGACCTGAACCCCACCGCAAACTTTTTATGCTTCTCAGCGTATTCAATCGAATCCTTCTCGTACCTTTTATTGATTCTGTAGATGTCAGCCAGAAGGATGTCCAGATATTTCTCTGCCTCCTCTTTTTGCTCTTCGATTTGATCGTCTGTGTACAAGTTACATTCGTACACTATCTCCTCCATATCGTCATTGAAGCCTAACGCATCCTTGATAACGGGCTTCAATTCATTATAACCAACGAAGAAAGCAACCACCAAAGCGATCTTTCCATTAGTGCTTTTGATATGTTCCCAGATGGTTTTGCTTGAAGGCATTTTATTTATTTAGATTTCATCTTGTCTCTCCACTCTTGCTCCTCTTTCATCTGACGCTTTTTCTCTATGTATTTCAGCCTCTCATTAGCTATCTTAAAGATCGTATAAACGGCCCCTAAAATTGTAACAAGGATTACCAAAATATCGTTATAGTTCATCTGAGGTATATTTAATTTGGGAAACAATCTCAAAAGAGTTCCGTTGGATAAGTTCAATACGAATGCTAATATCGCAGAAGTTATGCCGGTAATCTTTATCTCGGTCGATTCAATTATGCTATCTAAAGTCATATCTGTACGATTACGATTTTCTTTTCTTGGCGTTTCTCTTCTTCTTTTTACTCTTCACTACTTTGTAAGATGAGTCAATTTTTACAACAAACTTTTCTCCCAAATCAAAAGAATCGCCCTCTTCACCATTCTTAAAGTTTAAATGTATTTCATTTGTTTTAAAATCGCAATACCAATCTTCAACTTCAACCCAAGTTTCATCTTCCAACTGGATCTCTGTACCGATCAATTGATTCTTACAACATAATGTGAATAAATCGAATTTGCCTCTAATTACTTTTGCCATCCTTCTTAAATATTACCTTTTACAAATAAATCTTGGAGCTCCGCTATCATAGCATTTCTCGCATTCTCTTCTGAACCATAGGCATCAATAACAGCAGGGCTAAATGTGTAATTCAACAAACCTCCTCCTGCATAATTATTAGTGCTTTCAAAATAATCCATCAAGCCTTCTCTCTCATCATTGTATTCAAGGCCTAAAATGGCATATCTTTCATACTCAGTAAGGAACCCTTGTATTGCAGCAGTCAAGTTATTAGCCTGAGTTGAATCAACTGTACCATCTTGATTTACCCAAGTAAGGTACTTCACCCCAATCTGGAATAATCTTGGAGAAGGCAATATGTACTTCTTAGCATCTGCAGAAAGCTTTGAAATATTCATTGACATTTCTAGCACAGCTAAAGAAATAGCATCTGTTTGAGAGATCCCTTTCGTAGTCATGTGATATGCTATGATTGAGTTTTGATTCCCAATAGCGAATACGGTTAATGCCTCTTGATCTACTGTATTGAAATACTGAAAATCATTTGGCTTTGAATAAACCAATTCATAAACAAGAGCCCTCGCTTGCCAGTAACTCAATCCAGCCTCCTCATAATGCTTTAAAATATAGACAGGTCGTTCAGATCTATCAACATATAAAGATGGATTCTGAGTCAATTCAGACTCCTCTATAACAGCATACGAATTACTCGCTAATATTTTTACAAACTTGCTCATTATGAAAATAGTATTTTAACATTATCAATTGCCATTGGTGGTTGGTTCTCAACACTGCTGTCGTTTCTCCAACTCCAAATTAATCTCCTTGTTGTTCCTGCTTGACCGATAGGCAACTCAATTCTCTCAGATGTAAAAACTGATTGATTATTATATTGATTCTGACCAATAATAGATCCTATTGGAACAGCTACATTCGGCGCAGGATTATATGAAGTCAATTCATTAAAAACTCTACCAAAATCAAAACCAACTTCTGCCTCACATCTCCAATCAAATTCAAGAATAATTTTATTCAAAGCATTAGGAAGAAGGATGTCAACATATAAATGAGATCTATCAACAGCACCACCTACACTTGAATATTGATTATTTGTCCCACCGTCATTTGAAATATAGGCTCCAAAAGTTCCTGACTCTTTGGCAGCAGTTCCGATCTCCCAATCATTTTCTCCTCCATCAACAGTCACCCATCCTTTTGTAGCAAAAGAACCTGACTCAAAATCATCAAAGAAAGAAGTCATTAAATACTCTTCATTCGTTTTTAGATCAATAAATCCATTCAGATCTTTATCCCAAACCAAGAAAGTATCAGATTCAACATTATAGAATAATTCAGAAAATTCTAATCCGGATAAAATCGTTCTCACTTCTGACAATTCATTATCCCTAACATTCCAAATATTTAAACCTTCATAAATAGAGCCGTTGACCTCATTTCTTCGGGAGGTATGCCCATTCAATACCGCTATTAAGTCCTGTCTTACACTCATTTAAAATGATATTAAGTTATCGTCAATATTATAGTTTCCACCAACCATAGAAAAGCCACCGTTAATTGGAGCAGCAGGTTGAACTATTGGATCTGTTCCTGTTGTACTCCAAGTCCAAACTTCTCCTTCATTGGTTGAATAGTTAAAGTCTGAATTGCTTGTGAATATTCTTAAACCAAAAGCACCTATGCCTCCAACAACTGTAAAGTTCCAATCTGAAAAGTCGTTACCTCCTTCATTGCCTTTTGCAATACAAGCGTCACGCAAATTAGTAACCACATCAAGTTGAGAATCCCCACCCTGAACTTGGTATGTAACTGTAGTTCCATCATTGGCTATAACTGTAAAATCATCCCCTGGGGTTGGAGTTACAGAAACGCCATATAAATCCCACAGCTGAGTTGCCACAGCCTGAGGAGGTTTATTTGAAACAATCACTCCGTAATTAGGACATTTCACTTGCTGTCTTGATACGATCGAAGTAGATCCATTCGCCTCAATTGTATTAACTCCGTAAAATTCTGGTGGAGTTAAATCAGCGTTTGGAGCATTTGCAATTGGAGCAGCTCCACCGTTTGATTTAAACGAACAATCAATAAATTTATACTTAGAATTGTTGCCAATATTCACTCCTGCAAGATCAGCGTTGTTTTCAAAATAACAGTTTTCAAATTCAACATAATTGTCTCCTGATGATGTCACAACTCTCTGTCTTGACAAACCAATAAATCTACAATTTTTCATGGTCACCCGAAGATTTCCATTTCCAGTTGAAGATAATATGCAAGCAGTTCCAATAAGACTTTCACCAACAACCTTTACGTTATTAAATGATACTCGTTGAATAGAAGCAGGTGAAGAGTTTAATACGATACCGTTTGTAGATACATTATTCACTCCGACTTTACCCAGGGTGACGTTCTCTACAAAGCCAGCAGTTATCGAATCGTGTAAAGGGTTATCAAACACAGACAAAATAGATCCTTGATCATTATAAAACTCATCTACGTTTCTGATATTTCTCCACTGGCCACCTCCTAAAACAGTTCCTTGAAGAGTACTGATTGACTTAGCTCCAAAAATTTCTACTGGCCCATTAAATATTCTTGATGATCCTGTAACAGTTGGCGAATTATTTCTAAAAGTACCACGTCCATGGATCTCCATAAACTGAGTACTGATATTCGTTAAACCAATCAAAGCGGCATCAACCGCACCTTGAATTACAGCCCCCTCTTCGAAAAGCATTACGCAGATCTTAATAGGAAGTGGAATCAAAACTTGTGAGGCAAGCGAATGTGTGCCGGCTCTAATAATTAAAACATCACCATCAACATAAACAGCCAAAGCCGCTTGAATAGTTTGAAATGGTTTTGAAATATTTTCTCTTTGACCAGTAGAGTCGTCACCAAACTCAGCATCAACGAAAATACTATTATCAATAGCTACATCACTAGCAGTTTTTAATCTTGATTGAAATCCTCCCGACATGTTAACTTAATGTTTGTAGATAAGCCTCATTTGAAGCAGAGGCATTGAAATCTAATGCGTTAGTAATTAGACCTTGCATTTTAGCATTAATCGGCCAAGTTCCTTCTGGAAATGCTATGTTTCCAAGTGTAACAATTCCTTCGATAACTATTAACTCAACAGACTTAACCGTATTGGCTCCTATAACTGTTGAAGCAACCCCAGAAATGTCAATATTTGAGTACACAACTCCATCCGAAATTTTAGAATCTACAGATGATAATGTTGCCTCAGTTGCAAAATCTTTAGCGTTTAAAGAAACTAGCTGAGCATTAATCAAGCTCAATAAAGCGTCTGGGTTAATGTATTCAATCGGACCTACTGGAACGTAAGGAGCTCCGTTTACATCCTTATAAATGTAAGTGTATACCCCAGTACCTTGATCGTACTCGATTATCTGTACTACAACCTGATCTGAATTACCTGTATCAACTACAAGTCTTGGCTCCCAATCTTGATTTTGATTTAAAGCCGAAAGAACAGCTTGAAGTGTGATCTCTGTTGCTAATCCAGCAGGAACGCCCCCAGAGTTGGTCACAATATTTAATGCAGGACATCCGTTTTCATCCTCCTTAACTAGAAATCTGATAAGATCTTCTGTCTGTATTTGATGCTTTACACAATCTATGTATAAATTACATGCTGATAAATCTGGCATTTTCTTTAATTATTTAAAAAAGGGATCACTTAAAAAGCAACCCCTCCATTCGACATTATAGAGTTGCAATTCGCAACGCAGGATGACCGTCTGCACCCAGACCGATAACTGATCGGGTGAATATGTCTTGTAGCGGAAGATTCTGATTTGAACAGTCCAGGCAATTATCTCCCGAATCTGTTACTTCAATCACTCTAATCCCAAGCTGATTGTTTCCATCCAAGCCAACTAATCTATTGATCAATTGATTTATATCTTGGTTCGTGTTATCACAGTCAGCCCAATCTCCTCCTCCATCTGGAACAGGAATTAATCTCAAAGCACATGCACCATCAACTGTAGCTTTCGCAAGAATAGCTCCAAAGATTTGTTCAAGGCTTAGTTTGTTGTTATCACAATTTAATGGCATAATATTATTTTTTTATTGAATTAATAATTTAGGCCAAACTTAGATAGGTGATACGATTCTCTCTTCCGTAAATTTAGCTTTCCACTCTGCCTTTAAGCTGTACGTAATTAGCTCTTCATCAGACAATGGGATAATCATATCGCCAGTCAATGATACTTCAATTCCCTCAGTACCTCCGAATAAAAGTCCACCGCTAGTTTCATACCACATTAAGTATTGACCAGAACATTCATTCTGACGAATAAACTCGTGATTGATTGCGTTAGTTTCATCAATTGAAGCATTTACAATATGAGTTTTTGAAGCAACGATTTTTCTTCCTAAAGAAATTGTCTGCTCGTTAACTGTAGGCTCAGGCTTTTCTCCTGTTACAATTAAAGTCAAGATTGCGCTTGAAGTAGCAGCAGTATCGTCTAGTCTACTATTCCACTCAACCGCATCAGTCCAATCGGCTAAAGGGTTGCCAACGTTAGTTAAATAGATCTTATCAATTCGTCCTTGATTAATCTCAGGAGCACACTCGTCAAAATCTACTGGAGGCAAGTTATCTCCACAACCTGTAGGACAAGTTGGAATCGGAAATAGTTGTCTAATTTCTAATGGATTCAAATTTAACATTACAATTTTTTTTGATTATTAATACATCAAATGTAATGAGGAGGATATGGGAGTCAAAATTCAAATTGAATATAAAAGAAAAAGACCCCCACGTTTGAGAGCCTCCTTCTAAATAATTGAATGAATTCAAATATAGCAATTAAATACAAGTTTCGGTTGTAGTTAAATTAAAAATTGGAGAAGGATTTAAACTGCATCCCGTATTCAAATGAACCAATCTAAAGTCATAGTTGCCTGCTATTCCAACTGAGAAAGTCTGTCCAGATTGCCAATCGTTTAAGTCGTAAAAGACTCCATCCATATCTGTCCAGCTTCCTAGTCCAGCAGGTGATATTTGAATCTTCGCCCAAGTTCCTATCGGAATAACCCCAATAACGTCTACCGTACAAGTGCCTCCTCCGTTTTCAATTATGCTAGTAATCCAAGCATCATTAGGAGTCCAAACATCTCCAACTCCCAAAGACATATAATTAGTTCCTGCATCATCTACGTAGGCATATAGCCCAATTGTGTTTGGTGAATAATCCCAATCACTTCCATTCCAAACAGCAATATTATTATCCTGAACATTCCAATCTGGATTAGGACCAACAGCACCTAAATTTGGCACTAAATACGTATCACCTTCATTAACAGAAATCTCAGCATCAACTTGATCAGTAGTATATGAGATAGCCTGAATGGAATTATCAGAAGGGCATTCACATTCCTGAGTATCACAGCAAGAATCAGACGAGTATGTATTAACTAGATAGTTGACATTTACATTCAAATAACAGCCATCTCCATCTGGGGTCATTGTCGTTCTTGCTCTTCCGATATTGTATTTGTGATCAGCTTGCCTATCCATTACAGTGATCGAATTATTATTCGTATGAGAAAGCTCCTTTATAATTTCGGCATAGTGGTCAGGAACAAATCCCGTATCAAGTTCGTACCTCCAATCTGTTTTTTCAAAGATCTTGATCTCGTTCCCTTTGCCATCCTCTTCAACCTCTTCATCTGAAACTTCTTCTACAAATGATGATGATACATCTCTCGGCAAATAAACTTCTAAACCATCTATAAAATTCCACCCTGGGAATATCTCTGACCAATTAATTCCACCAACAGAACATGTATCATTGATATTTAATTTAAGCAGCTTGTATTGTCTAGCTTTCTCAGGGCTGTAAATCTCAATTGGCT